TACAGGGAATCTAATGTTATCACCATCAACATCAATGTAGTTACGCTCAAAACGCTTAACATTAAATCCTGAACGTCTTAGATTCCATAGCAACATACCTTTCGGATATAGTGCCGGATCTGGAGCATCTGGATCTTTATAGTTACTTGTTAACAGTTCGTCAATATCAGCTGCTGCTGAGTTTGATCCTGCATCACTCCAACGTGCATCTGCAAACAAAATACCATTTTCAGTAGTTTGATCTGATGAATCAATTTCAATCCAACTTGCTAATGTACCGTTGTAACGATGTACTGTTGGGAAGTTTTCTAAATCCGAAGTATCAACCCAAAGATCTCCGTCAACTAACGGATCACCGTTGTCTTGAACAGTTGGAGCTGTTGCAGTCACTTGTGGTCCTCTATCGTTGGTATTGTTATAATCTAAACTAAAGTTTTTATAACCTACCCAATCATCACCATTGTGAATCATGATATCAACTTCATCTACAACTGAACTATACCATAGTTCGCCGTCTGCTGTAAGCTCTAGTGGCTCATCTTCGCTTGCTGTGTAAGTTAGGACTTGCCAGTTACTTGCAACATACTGTGCAGGATTATCTCCTGATGTAGTTCCTGGTGCATAATATAAATTTGGCGTTGTACCTTGTGGATTTGCTGAATCGTATGGAACAAAACCCATTTCAGTAAATGATCCGTTTGTATCTACAATTTTAATTTCACCGCCTAGTTTATGTCTAATTACAACACGATTTTGTCCATCAACACTTGCAAGGACGTTAGTTAAACCAGCTGCATTAATTGCGCCTGCTAGTGCATCTGCGTCCGTTGATGTACCTGTAGCTGTAAATGTTACAGTTTTAGGACTTCCTGTGTAAGTCATGCTGTTTACTTTAGTTTCGTCAATAGTAAAATCAACATCGCTTGCAGCTTGTAATGTTCCGCTAGTAACTTTTGGTGAAGTAATAATAGTTGCACCGTTAGTTTTACGACGGAATATTTTCCATGTACCTAGCTTTTGTGCATCTTGTTCAACATTTGCTCTAACATAAACATCGCCTGTTATTAGATTTGCTCCGCCACCTGCTTTGTCTAAGTTATAAATTGCTTGTTCATTAGACTGATAAATCGGAGCAGTAACAGTATCCCATAACTGTGTGTCACCATTATAAATTTTAATACGGAAGTTTGCACCGCCATTTGGTTCTGTAGTTTTTAACCAAATAGAACCAGTTGGACGTGGTGTAGTGTCTCCTGACTTAAATTCAGGAATTAATGTATGTGGTGCAATTGCAACTGTTGGTGATGCATATGTACCTGCAATAATTCCTAAGTCAGTTAACAATGTGCCTGTACTGTTTGCAACAACGACAGAGTCATTAGAAGTATAAATTTCTAATCTTCCGTCAACTGCTGCTGCACTTACACCTGTTACGCCTGCGCCATTAATAGCAGATGCTATATCTGCTACACCTGTGCCGTTAATTGCAATTGGTGCAGATCCGTCTAGTGTAATTGAGTGGCCATTGGTTAATGCTGGATTAGCTGCTGTTCCTTTAACTGCTGCCCAACTAGAACGCCAATCATCGTCGCCTACTCCTACCCAAGTACCTGCACTATTTTTATACCATAGTGTGTTTAATGTAGTAATAGCAACTACTGCATAATCTCCAATAGCACCTACTGCTTCTTTTGGTGCTCCTGGTGATGTAGCTGAACCAGTTACATCGTTTACTTCGGTAATAACAATTGGTGTAACAGAACTAAAGCTCTGCCCGCCCGAAGTAGTTAGTGCTGCGCCGTTCCACTCAAGTACACCAAAATCGGTTACTTGTGTATCAAACCAGTATGCGCCATCAGATGGTTCGCCGCCTGGTGCAGTTGCACTTGCTTGTAGTTTGCTTAAATCAAGATCTGCTCTACATACATATACACGGTTTGTTACGCCAAGTAATGAGTATGCAGTTTGTAGACCGTATTCGTTTAATTCGCCCCCATGTATCATATTTCCGTTATTATCGGAATAAAATAATGGATCGCCAAATGTTTCACCAAGCTCACGTTGGCTGGTGATTAAGTAAGGTTTACCAGCGTTTGCCTTTAACGTACCTACCGCTGTTCCTGCGCCACTGCTTGAAGTTTTATTTTCAGCTGATGCCACAAAGATCATAGGTACAGTACCAGCTGCTGCTGGGGTGTAGAATGATTCGTCAATTACTTTGACTTCTACGCCTGGTGATACTAATGCCATATTCTTTCTCCTAAGATAGTAGTAATGTATTCTGTACTATGCTTGTATTTAGTATAATAAAAAGAAAACTAGCTTTTAAACACCCAAAAAAAGGGACCGAAAAGGTGAGGTAAATACAATATGAGACCTTTATGTGTTTGTGGTGAACGTCCTGCTGCTATAAATTATAAAAAAGGAAACAGAACTTATTATCGTAAGCTCTGTGAAACCTGTTTACGCAATGGTGCGGGACACGGTATACCTAAATGGCGGCAACGAGGTTACGAAAAGAAAACTCAATGTGAAAAGTGCGGTTTTAAATCAAAGCATGAAGAACAATTTAATGTGTTTCATATAGACGGTGATTTAAACAACTGCCGTCCTAATAATTTAAAAACTATTTGTGCAAACTGTCAGCGATTAATTCAGAAAGCCGGCGGACGGTGGAAGCAGGGTGATTTACGCCCTGATTTTTAAATATTGTCTTAATAAGAATATCTACATTTCTTTCTAAACGTTCTAGCGAACCATTGTTATCAATAGTGTAATCACACATCCATTGTTCTATACTCATTGAGCTAGGATCTTCAGTAGGCAAATGATCTGTACGATCTACCCAAATAGCATAGTCAAAGATTTCTTCATTTTGCATTGCAAAGAATTCTCGCTTGTTGCGCAAACCGCAATAGATATTGTTTTGTGCAAACAAGTTACGCCCAAGACGTGCTAGATCATCTTTACAGTAATCGTGTATCATGTTGTACCACTCTGTGCGATGATTATGACGATCTGCATAACACTCTTCTTCGTCTGCATAACCGTACTTGTCTTTTAAATCATTGAATATAAAAAGTTCTGAACAGAACTTAGAACTAGATTGAAATGTGTAGCCGTATTTTTCTAATAATTCACAAACAGTGTCTTTGCCGTGTCTGCCATGTCCAACTACAAGTAGTTTAGGTAACATATAGAACTCCTATTATTTCTATATATTATAGCAGATTAAAAAAGTTTGTCAACCAATTAAAAAGCCGTATCCTGTGCCGCCTGCAACTGCTTGAGATACTTCTGCTTCTAACTTTTCCATTTCAGCTTGTGCTTCGGCTTTTAGTGCATCACCGTTAAGTGTCGATCCGCCTTGTGGACCAGCAATAGTAGCAAACTTGCTTCGTGCTTCACCTAGCATAAACTTACAACTAGCAAGTGTATAATCTTTAATCCATTGTACTGCTAGATAATCTTCTAATAGTTGTTCATCTGGACGGTAGTTGTAACAGTACAATAATAAATTTTCTTCTGCTCTAGGACGCTGTAGTAGAGTTAATTTTTTACTTGTAGTATTCCATTTGAATTCAATAAACGAGCCAAACATACGTCCTACAAGTTCTTGATATTGGCTAAAGAAATCGTATGTTGCTAGTCCACCTAAATTTGAACTTGCTAACAAATACGTATTAGTATAAGCAAGGTTGAACGGTTCAAACAATGTGCCGCCATCGCCGCCGCCGCTGCGTGAACCGATTGATCTGCGAAATAACTTACGAACTTCTACTACTTCTTTTGGTAGTGTATATTCGTTTTGATCAATAACGGTTGGCATAAACATATAAGATTCTTCAACACTATTATCACTGCGTTGTCTAAATCTTGTAAGTGCTTTGTTTAAAGCAGTTTCGTAGTGTACAGGATCAAGTTCTACATCAACCATGCCGCCGCCGAGCATAGCGTAAACATAATCGTATATTTCTTGTTTCTGTGTTGATATATTTGCCATTTAGGTTTCTCCGTCGTAGTATTTATCTAACGATAAATATGTATATGCCAAGATTAAGTTTATATAAACCAGAGCGCGGTAACGATTACGAATTCCTAGATAGACAAATTGGGGAGATGTTTCAGGTTGGCGGCACTGATATTAACATACACAAATACATAGGTCCTGAAAATCCTGCAGAAGGTGAAGGAACTGCTGATCAGCCAACATATGATGCTGTAAAAGAAACTAATATACAAGATTTGTTATTTCTTGAAAACAGAGATCGCAAGTATGATCCAGACATCTATACTATGCGAGCAATATATAATGTCCAAGACATTGATTTTGATCTAAGTCAGTTTGGTTTATTTTTAAGCAATGATACACTGTTTATGACTATACATATTAGAAGTAGTGTCAAAACATTAGGTAGAAAAATTATGAGTGGTGATGTTATAGAACTTCCTCACTTAAAAGACGAGTATGCACTAAATGATTATGACATGGCACTAAAACGTTTTTATGTTGTTGAAGATGTTAATCGTGCAGCAGAAGGATTTAGTCATACTTGGTATCCGCACTTATACAGACTTAAATTAAAGCAAATATACGACGGCCAAGAATACGCAGAAATACTCGACCTTCCAGCAACTGAAGGATCAGATACTACGCTCCGTGATGTACTTTCAACATATGAAAAAGAAATGCAAATTTCAAATGCTGTAGTTGCACAAGCAGAAGCAGATTCACCCAAGTCAGGATTTGAGACTAGTCATTATTATACAGTAGCAACTAATGATGATGGTACTATTGCTCTTAAAACAGCAGACCAAGAAGACTTAGAAGCAAGCAATATTAGTAACACTGCTGACGAAGTTACAAATCGTCCTGAACGAGAAGGATATACAGGATACTTGTTGAATTATGGAGATGGAACTACTCCTAATGGTGCACCTTACGGTTTTGGCATACAATTTCCTCGCAATCCAATTAGAGGAGATTACTATTTGCGTACAGACTTTTTCCCAAACAGAATGTTTACATATGATGGAACTAGGTGGGTGAAAGTAACAGACGATGCACGTATGACACTAAGTAATACACTTGATAGATATACTCAGAAAACTAGCTTTATTAATAATACTAATACTAATAAAATTAACGGTGAAGTTGTTGAAGAAAGACAAAGTTTATCTAAAGCACTTAAACCAAAGGCAGATAACTAATGCAGCATTTTTACGACGGACAAGTAAGACGATATATAACCCAATTAATGCGTATTGTTAGTAATTTTCCGGTCAAGGACGGGAAAGGAAAAACTAAAGAAGTACCTGTAATGTATGGCGACTTAACTAGACAAGTTGCTAATATTATTAGAGAAAATTCTGAAAACAAATTACCAAGCGCACCACGTATGTCAGTGTATATTACTGCACTTGAATTAGACAAAGATCGCTTAACAGATGCATCTTACACACGTTCCGTTAATATTAGAGAACGTGCATACGATGATTTAAACCAAGAATACCTTAATTTCCAAGGTCCAAATTATACAGTTGAAAGACTAATACCAACTCCGTATATGATGCGAGCAAATGTAGATATATGGACTTCAAACACAGATCAAAAGTTACAAATTCTAGAGCAAATATTAGTACTGTTTAATCCAAGTTTAGAAATACAAACCACTGATAACTTTATTGATTGGACTAGTATTACAGTTGTTAACTTAGAAAGTGTACAATGGTCTAATAGAAGTGTTCCTGTTGGTGTAGACTCAGAAATTGATATTGCTACTCTAACATTTAGTGTACCAATATATATTAGTCCACCTGTTAAAGTTAAAAAGATGGGTGTTATTACAAATGTTATTACTAGCATGTTTGATGAAAATAGAGGTACCATAGAAACAGGAGTAAGTACACCAGAAGTTAATGCATATGATGATTATACTCAGTCGGGTATTACTGAAAATGAGTTTGGTAGACGTCCTGCAACTGATTTAACAGATCAAATGGCCAATGTTAACTACAAAGGTTACGGTGTATACATAGAAGGATTTACTGCTAAACTTATAGCAAATGGTATTGTAGGTGGAATAAATTGGGATGAAATATTTGAAGCACTTCCAGGAAATTATCTTGCAGATGTTAGTAGAATTTATTTAACTAGCATTGACGATTCAAATAATACTGTTACCGGAACAATTAGTGTAAATCCATTTGATCCAAAAGCATTACAAATTAATTGGGACACAGACAGTTTCCCTTCTGATAGTATTATTACTAGTTCATTAGGAGACAGAACAAGTATAGATTATATTATAGATCCTACAAGATTTAACCCCGAAGGAGTTCGTGCTTCGGGTGTTAGACTATTGCTATTAGATGATGTAGGGAATGAAGATGCCCAAGAAGTATCTAAGGCATGGCGAAATAATGATGGTTCTGGTCTAATTGCTAGTGGTAATGATATTGTAGAATGGGATGGTTCTAAATGGAACATTATATTCAATGCTAGTGAAATTACCGAAACTACTTATACAACAAACTTAAACACAGGTATACAGTATAGATATTCAAATGGATCCTGGTTAATGAGCGTTGAAGGTGATTATCCAGTTGGCACATGGAGAATTGACCTCTACGGATAATTATTTGTATGGACAATATTATTTGTAGTGGTGCATTGTTTTACACACTAGATACTAAAAGATTTTTATTTTTATATAGAAACAACGGAAAGCGTTCAAACGTTTGGGGTCTTGTAGGCGGCACTAATGAAGAACGCGAAACCCCGTGGGAAGGTTTACAAAGAGAAATTCAAGAAGAAGTAGGCCAGGTTCCTACAATTGAAAAAACAATTCCATTAGAAACCTTTATAAGTACAGATCAACATTTTCAATTTCACACATATTTGTGTGTAATACGCGAAGAATTTATTCCAGTACTTAACAACGAGCATACAGGTTATGCATGGGCTAGTTACAATAATTGGCCAATGCCGTTGCACAAAGGCCTACGTAATACCCTTCAAAGTAAAATAAATCGTGCTAAGTTAGAAACAGTGTTTAGCATGGCAGATTTACTTGACTAATAATAACTGATGTAGTATAATAAAGCATGAAAGTCTTAGTTATTGGCGACATTATTATTGACAAATATATCACAGGAACATCAACACGATTGAGTCCTGAAGCTCCTGTGCCTGTTGTTAGTCAGCAAGATAGTTGGGAGCAATGGGGTGGTGCATACCTCGTATATCTTAATCTATTGAACTTAGGTGTAGATGTAGAAATGTTAGACTTATCGTCGCCTAAATGTATTAAGACTCGTGTGCTGTGTGATGGTCATTACGTTACACGTATAGATCAAGATTTTGAAACTAATAGTAAAGAAGCACTTAATACTATAAAAGAGAAAAATTTTAGTGAGTATGATGTTGTAATACTGAGTGATTATAATAAAGGTGTACTAGAATATTCACAACAAATTATAGAACACATCAACAAATATGATTGTAAAATTATTGTAGATCCTAAACGTCATTATAGTTTTTATCAAGGTGCTTGGTTAGTTAAACCTAACAAAAAAGAATATCATACATTTGAATTTGCAGCATGGAAAAATAATTTAATTATTACTTCTGCAGGCGAAGATATAATTGCAGACATAGACGGAATATATTACAAAATTAAACCAGATCCTGTCGAAGTAAATGATGTTACAGGTGCAGGTGATTGTTTTCTTGCTACATTTGTTTACGGAATGAGTCGAGGAAAAAGTTACAGCGACTGTCTTAAACTAGCTGCAAAAGGTGCAACAGAATCAGTTAAGCATGTTGGCACATATGTAGTTAAACCTGAAGATTTACAAGAACGTGTTATTTTTACAAACGGTGTATTTGATATATTACATAGAGGTCATTTTACTTTATTAAAAGAAGCTCGTGCGTTAGGAGAAAAACTTGTAGTAGGTATTAATAGTGATGCTAGTACAAAACGTCTTAAAGGAAATAGTCGTCCTATAAACACAGAACAAACACGCAAAGAACAATTAGAATTGTTGTCTTGGGTAGATGAAGTTGTTGTCTTTGACGAAGATACACCATACGAACTAATTAAAAAACTAAATCCTGACATGATTGTCAAGGGTGGAGATTACACTGTAGAACAAGTAGTTGGGCATGACATTGTGCCTGTAAAAATTATTCCTACAG